CCGTGTATCAAATACAATGTCGGTGCTATAGCCGCCTCGGTCATGTATGCCATTCCAGCTGGATAACATATATGTATCCTTGCCGTAGCAGTCCCACAAATAACGTTCACCTTCAGTAATTCGATAATTGGCTAGTTCTAGCCATTGTTTTAATGTAATCATGTCTTCTCCGGATAAGGGGTTGATAAAAAATCCACGTAACCTTGTATGTTGTCGCTGATGCGTTTCAAATCATATTTGCCACAAAACTTTAAAAACTTGGTACCAATTTGTGGTATGTCTTTTGGCACGCTATTTTCTGCGATAGTTTTTGCTATGTTCATTTTAACTGCATCAGGTTGTGCACTCAAGTCCACAATGGTAACATTACGATGATAGTCATCCAGTACTCGGTGCTCGACACCGTTATGGTCGGTCCAACGTTGCAACATGAGATTGTTCCAAGCGAATCCTTTGCTATCCCTGTCGTTAAATGCTTCCTGTAGACCTACTTTGTTCTTAGTGCCTTTGGTACGCACACCGGGATAAGCCGAAAACACATTGTCGGTTGCATCGCCACGCATACATTTTTCAAATAGTATCCATTTGGGGTCAGGAATCCGTTTAGGCTCTTTGGTTTTCTTGTCAACGACCGGCTTGCCTTTTTTATCCAATATGCCATTTAGTGTATGAAGCTCGTCACTAATACCATTGTACTGTACCACATTCTCCGCCAGCAACTGATAAAAGTCTGTGTCACTACTAACAATCACATGTGAATCCTGTGGGTGTGCTTGAATCCATCCTGCCACCAAGTCATCTGCTTCCAATGCTTCGTGCCGGAGAACAGTACAATTTGACTTTTCCGAGAAGAATGTTTTGAGCTCGTCAAAAGTTTCCCAAAATAGTCGATCTTCCTCGGCTTCTTTTTCTGTGAGTGCAGCCCGCGCAACCGCACGATTTTTCTTGTAGGGCCCATAAAAATCCTTGCGCCAGCTACGTCCTTCCAAACAGATCACAACATGATCTGCTCGTTGCTCGCGATAGGCCTTGGCAATAGAGTTGAGTGTGACGTGAGCAGCAAAGCCCAGTCGATCCCAAGTGTCTGCTTGGCGAGCGGCCGAGTGTCGTGCACGGAAGAATGTGTTAGCAGTGTCAACAATTAAGTATTTCATAGCATAATAATAGCATATTATCCATTTCGTGTCAAGCAACTTTGGACGATTCGGGGATATAAAAACTCAGCCCAAGCCTCGTGAGCATCTGCCCCAAAGTGATAACTAGTGGGTGTGACTGTTCGAAACCCTTGATTCAGGCACCAATTGTAGTAAGTGTAGTCTTTATCATACGGTGACAAATAACAACCATCAAAATCCAAGATTTCGGTATTTCTAAAAGGTTCGTAGCAGGTGAAAAAATAATGAGGAATCCCCAACGTGGTTAATTTGCGGTGGAAATTGTGTATGGCCCTGTTGCTCTTGTTTACTTTGGCTTGATAATTGATATCTAAAATCCAGCGTTTGTATTGTTCTTTTATCCCCGCAGGCCAGTCTTCACCAACACCGCCGGCATTGATTTGCCAATAACGCATGGTGCCCTGATCCCACCATTCTTCTCGTTCCCATGTACTCCATCCAATTACAATTAAATCGGGTCGGCCAAAGTCACGCATGTAGTCTTTGGTGGTACGTTCTATTCGTGCATTACTACTGGCACTTTCTGCATCACAATGCAGTATGGCACCCAACTTGTTAGCTATGTGGCATCCATAACTAACACGTTCGTTGTCGGGATGTGGCTTGCGACCCAAGGCCCAGAACTGGGGATCGTCTTCGGCAAAGGCGTAGTTGTTGACTGCTTCTGCGGCAGCACTATGACTGTCGCCGTTTACGTATATTATCATTTATAAATGGTTTTAAAAAGTCGGCCCAGGCACGATGTGCATCTGCACCAAAATGACTCCAGGCATCAGGGACATGGCCCTGTGCACGAAGCCAATGACTGTAGATCAACGTGTTGTCATATGCGCCCAAATAGCCTGCATCAAAATCATGATGTATGGTATTGGCACTTAAACTTTGTTCAGTGTTGAAAAACAAGTGAGCAATATTTCTAGATGCCAACCAGTTGTGGAAATGGTATATGACATCGTTTAAATATAACGCACGTCGATGCCATACATCGTTGTCGTATTTAGCAATCCATTCTTTGTACTGTGTTTGCAATCCTGCGGGCAGCGCATTGTGTCCACTGGCATTGATCTGATACCATGTGTTTTCGTACTGCCATTCCTCACGCTCTATAGAAGGAAATCCTATCAGTACAAAAACATTTTGATTTGTTTGGTATAAAAATTGTTTAGTCAAGCGTATGCTGCGCTCAACACTGCTGCCACTTTCGGCTTGACACACTAGATCCAGCTCCAAGTCTCCTGCAAGTTGGTATCCATAACTGTGGGGCAGATTGTCTGGATGTGGTGCACTGCCAAGTTCATGATACCTAACATCGTTGTAACACATGCCTGCAGGATTTTGTGTACCATGCCCGGCACTATGACTATCGCCATTTACATAAATTATCATTCGCGATAGGCCGGGTTGGGAAATTCTAGTTCAAATACGTGATACGAGTTTGCATCACCATCTATGTCTCTGAGTATTTCCAATGTGCGCTGATGCTCGGCTTCTTGTAGTGTATGGTGCATACCAGGGCCGGTCAATGATGAAGAGCCCCCAACAGTGGAAAAGTACAAGCCACTTTTGGTAGACATTTTCATCAGCTGATAAAACTTTAGCGTTTGTGGGGGTTTCAAACTTTCCATTTAACTTGCCTCAGTGCGCCCGTCGCCTACATCACGTCGATCAATTATTCTAGGGCGTGCATCTATGGGTTGATTGGCTTCCCATTGCTCGTAGCTTTCCATAGCAATATTTTTGCACACTGTTTGGAACCAACGATCGACTATGATGCTTTCTTCTTCGCCGGGCTTGCTTTGATATCCTTGCCTAACCAAGTTGGTAATAAACTTGTCGTTCCAATCCAGTTCAAACGCACCATTGCCAATATTGTCGGGATCAAGTTCGACGCTGATGACACTGACCCAGGCCTCGCCTTTTTCTGTAGCTATCTCTTTTGCTGTCTTTTCCTGCACTGCAGATTTTTTCACAGTTTTTTTGGCCACTGGCTTTTTAACTACTGCGTCTGCTTTTGGTTTTCTTGTTGCCATATTAAGTTCCCCATTCATTTTTAAATAGTGGCACTTGTAGTCGATCACTATAGCGCCAGCCACGTTGCATTGCTGATAGTGCCACATTTCGTGCATTCAATGTGTAAACACTTTCAACTCCGCCAACGGGCATCAAGTATATATGTCCTACAAAACCTGCCGCACGATATTCTCGAACTGCACGTTCTGCATCCGCAATGTCTTGTTCGGTGGACACTACAAACTTCAAGTAAGCAGTACCAAACCACTCGTATTCGCATACTGTACGAGGTTGTATTGCTTCTGCCCAGGCCTCGCCACTTGCTGGCAATTTGGCACTTACACTGAATGTAATTTCTCTATTCTTATTTTGTTGACGCCATTTAAACAGGTACTTCTTGAAGTCATCGGTTAACTTTTGTGTACCATTTGTTTCAAAAGTAATTTCTTTGAGCTCTTGCATAGCAGGATGATCCAACAAGTCTGGGTACTGACGTTGCCAGCCTAGCAAAGGTTCACCACCCGTGATCACAAGATGTTCGTCTTGCCACCCCTTGTGAGGTAGTATGTCCATAATCTGAAGGGCAATTGCATCAGTATCAAGCATGGGACTAAGATGCTTAAACCTAGGATCCCAACTAGCATAACTGTCGCATCCAGTAGACACCAACGGCAACTGTTTATAATCGTCAAACATGTGGACCACTTGTGCAATATCTTCAACTTCATTACTAGTTTCTCCTCGAGGCATGCCAAAGCCGGCACATTTAAAGTTACAACCAAATACACGTAAGAACACACTGGGAACACCCATGTAACGTCCTTCGCCCTGTACACTATAAAATAATTCTGCTACTTTTAATTTACTCATATATTTTTGACCATTGTTTAAGTTTGATTTTTTTGTTTGATTTGGCAACATCTAGTTCACTCTGTGTGAATAGACCCTGCTCGATTAAAATATCAATCATGGCCAGTACATCACCAACTTCTTTTGCAAGATTTTCTCGTTGTGTGCCAGTACCATTCAAGTACACATTATCTACGCCAAAACGTCTACACTTGCTGACATCTTGTATAACCTCGGCACATTCTTCTTGCAATATACCCAGGGCTTCTTCTATTTTTTTGTTCATACTATTTTCCACATGATGCTACACATATTTTGTGTGTTATGTTGATATTATTGTACAACAATTGATCAAGATTGTCAAATTGATTTGCAGTTAAATTTACCTTATGATGATAACAACAGTAATTGAGTTTACCATTTGCTCCTAGATATACGCCTGGTTGTGACAGGTGCATGCAATCATTAACAATCACCGAGGTATTAGTTTTTGAGAATTTTATTATATGTTCTATTGACGTTGGTGGTTTTAATTCAGATTCAGCCCCAGTTCTATAGTGTTTAGAGTTAGTTATGTTTCTAAATTCTTTTAAAAGTTTAAATTTTTTAAATCCTAATCGTTGGCTTGTTTTTAAACAGTCTCGAATTTGATGCTCATTGTGTTGGTAAGGAATGTACTGCCAAGTGGCTGATCCGCCCTGTTTTATAAACTCACAGGCATTCTCTATAATTTTATCATAATCAGTTCCCTGACGATAAATCTCGTGCACGCCTTTGAGTCCATCAATACCAAACCAAACATCATGTTCAACATCCTTTAAGTCACGTGCCAAATCTCCCCACCAAGATCTTGATCTTAGACTGCCGTTTGTGTGTATCTGTATTTTTTTACAGTATTGTTTGGCAACCTCAATCAGCTCCATGATATTGTGAGCTATAACCGGCTCGCCATAGTTACCACAAAACTGTACACCATACAAGTTGGGCAGTTGTTTTATAACTTCTAAAAATCTTTCAGTGGACAAATCTTCTTCTATCAACCCATCAATAATACCAAACCCGTTTTGATTACGTGAACACGCAGGGCACCAGGCATTGCATTTACTTGATGCTTCTACATGCAACCACTTGATATCAGCGTCAAGCAAACAAATCCTCTCCGTCTGCTCTATGGCCTTCTCTGAACGCCATATTGCTTTGTGTTTCTCTTACCTCAACTCTATAGCACCAAAGTCTATCGGCCTCGCCTTGTCCCCACATGTCGGGAATGTAAACACCATTTACATATTTGTAGAGCATATCGGCCAATCCTTCGCATCCCAGTCTAGGAAGCACAGTTAGTTTGGCCATTTTTTTACTTTCCAACAACTTGTAGGTTTCGAGTTCGGGATCGTCTTGTGCTACAAGTAGTGTATGATCAAATTGATCTTCCAATACTCGCTTTAGTTCTTTCAAGCCACCGTAGTCAGCGGCCCAGTTGCGTACATCCAAGTTGTCTGTACCAAAGTAGAACTTCATTGAGAACGAGTAACCATGAATCAAGTTGCAGTGACTATCGGCACGCCACTGTCGGTAAGCGCACGGAAATGCGTCGTGATACTCTTTGGTACTGGTGTATCGGTAAGTTACTGGTTTGTATTCTCGTTTGAATACTGCGTTAAAGTCGTCTGACATGCTGTTTCTCCTATGTTAATTATAGCATAGACTGGCAGAGTTTGTAAAGCGGGATGAAGCCAAGACCGCTATGCATTATTTAACTAACTCAAATTCTGTTTTCATATTGTGTGACACGACGTGTTCGTTAAATTTAAGTATGAACACACTGGCAGTACTAGCATCGTCGCCACTGAAGTTTATTTTAACATAGCCAGTACCGTCTTGTCTATAGTAACTGGGTTTGGCTTTACCATATTGCACGGTTTTTCGTGTTACGAGATCGGATACTCTTGAGGCACCATAACCGGGTCCTGGGATCTTGGCAACAGTGCCGCCAATCATGCTAAACCATTTGCACATCGCATCTGTGAGCGTGTCTACATCGATCCAAATATGGTAGGATACTCTGCATCCTGGGGGTAATGCTATCATATAAATCTTTATCGAAAAGTATATTGTGTATTGGCCACTTCAATGTGAAAGTGGTTGTTGGCATCTTCAATTTGCATGATATAGTTCCAAGCGCCGTTAACACGAATTGGCAACATGCTGGAAATTATGTTATTGGAGACTCCGGCAATTGAAGTATATAGATGTGTTAGCTCACTGGCAAATACCGGAGTAAATGTGTTGTTTTTGTTATTGATCCACACTTGATTGCCGGGGGCATTCGTAAATGTGGTACCATCCAGCACTATATCCAAGTAGCCATCGCCATCGACATCTATGATTCTGGGACTGTACGAGCCCATGGTGTTGGTGTTGTAACCAGGCAATGCAGTGGCGCTGACATTGTTATAGCCGCCAGCACCGTTATTCAAATAAATCTCCACATAGCTTTGGCTGTTCCACCCGTGAGTAGTGCTGAATTGTGGAGTGGGTCTGGTAAAGATCAAGATATCAAGATGTCCGTCATTGTTGAGATCAGCGGTTCTACAGGCAAAATTGTGCGAGGCTGGAGCAGCAGTTGTGGCATTATTCACAGTGTTCCAGTAAGGCATGGGCAAGGGCGATACTTGCGTTATAGCAAAACTCACAGGATCAATTGTGAGTATGTTGTTGGGCACTGGCAAACCTGCAACGTTGGCATCAGTGAACACATATTGATTGTTGCCTAACGCACACACCGCTACGCCGTATTGTGCCACTGAACCAGTATAGTACTGCTCGGTAAAGTTGCCCTGACAGTCGCCTAGCATGCTTCTACCGCCTACGTCTAGCACATCTAAACACCCGTCATTGTTGATGTCGGTGGCTGCGATTTGAGCAATACCTATTGCCCATCCGCCGGGATCGCTCATGGTGTATTGATGTTGAGTATAAGTTCCATTGGCATTACTGATTAATGCAATTTCAAATTTGGCTGGACTGTTGCCATCATAAGCATCGTACAAAAACAAGTCATCAATACCATCCCCATTGAAATCGGCCACCAAGGGATAGTTGCCGTTCACATACAATTGACCGCCAAACAGTTGTTGACTGACCTCGCTAAACGCTCCAGAATTTTGTTGGCACATCACATACAACGGAGCATCGGCAATGGCTTGGCTGCTGACCCCATTTAGTCGGGCAACAGTCTGTGCAACAAAGCAATTGGCAGTGGTGCTACCAAATCGTCCAAATGCCCAATTTACACTGGAAAAATCATAACTGCCGGCGATCGGGTAATCTACTACATCTGCAACTACTGTATATGAATTTTGAGATAGCAACATAAAATTGGTTTGAGCCGGGATCGCGCTGGGACTACTGCCGCCACCTCCACCGCCACAAGCGGTTAATACTAAAGTACACAAAATAGGGACAATGAGTTTCACAGGCGCTCCTGTAGTTATTGATACATTTATTTTAGCATCAATATCATTTCTGGACAAATCAGCGGGGAGAGAACTCTTGTTGCATCTTGATATTGTCAAAAAATTCTTTCTTAACACCAGCATCGTCCTTGAAACTGCCTTTCAGCACTGTGGTCTGTGTTAGACTGCTGTGTGCCATGATACCTCTATTCTCACAACATCCATGCGTTGCTTGGATATAAACACCCAAGTTGGGTGCTCCTGTGGCCCGCTCTATTTCCCGAGCAATATCGTTACACAACTCTTCCTGGAGAGTACCGCGACGAGCACACCACTGAGCAATACGAGTGTACTTGCTAAGACCAATAAGTTTTTGTGCGGCGATGATGCCAATGTAAGCGACACCAGTAACGGGCTGATGATGATGGCTACACATAGAGCGCAACTCACTACGTACCACCAACATACCTTCGTATCTGTCTTCACTGTCGTTTGGAAACGCTGTTGCGTCTGGTCCTGCAACATATCTGCCCTCCATTATTTCGTTAAAATACATTTTTGCTAAACGTCTTGCAGTGCCCTTGCTATTGGGATCGTTTGCTCTATCAATTAGCAAACAGTCCAACACCCGTTCAAATGCCTCCGTCGCTTCATCAATTAGTCGAGGAATATCTTCCTCTTTTACATACTCACTAATATTATCGCCGGCCCAAAAGCGTTTGCCATTACGTCTCATCACGGCACCTAAATAACCATGCATGGTGCCTTCACTATAACCACCTTCATCTATTTGATTAACGATGTGTTCTTTTTCTTTAAAATCTTTGTGTGCTTTTTCGTACATTGTTTTATTCTCCGAATTAATGACGTGGATGTCAATTGTGTATTATACTTTATTTAGGTCACTAGGTCAATGACTATTTTTTTCTTGATCTAGATATTTTGCCAAACACAAGCGATTAGTATGTGCACCTCGATTATATTCAGCATAGCGATTTTGATAGTCTATTCCAAATATAACACTTTTACTGGGTATTATGCCCAATTGGTCACACAAACTCAGTTGTGCAGTCCTATAACGGTTGTAGACATAGTCTGGATCGTAATGGTCTAATATTTTTGACCCAACTGCTAGGGCAAATCTATTGGTGTATGATGTTTTGTTCATTACTATCAAACTGTCATCGTCATCACGCCGTGTAAACCGTATACCAATTCTATAGTGTGCTACTGGTAAAAACTTGCTTAGACTAAATGTTATGTCAGTGATAGCAGGATGAGTAAAATCAAAAGTCATATTTCCACAAATACCAAAATATGCACAATCAAGCAACACCGGAATTTGTAATTTTGCACAAGTGTCTAAAACCTCAAATGTGTTCATGTGTCCTTGGCCAAGGTCACTAAAAGGATAACTGATTACAACTGCATCGTTTTTGTCCAAGAACCCCGAATCCAAATACTGCCAATCAGGGAAATAATTTCTCCAAGCAGCCATGTGATACATGTATTCGCCACGAAAACATCTAAATCGACGTGTTCGATTTTTGAGATAAAATTTGTCAAATGCCTCAGTTGTGCCATTACTAAATGTTGCTATGTCAAATTGTTCCAGTCCCTTGACATGGTTTATAGTGCTAGATAATATCCAGTTTCTATATTTTTTTAAAAATATATCTTGCAATTCCAAATCTCGAATGCAATTTTCGTGTATAGATGCCTGCGCAAACTTTTCTACGTCTCGTGACAACTGAGAAGACACCACTGCCTCAGCTCCTCCATATGGTAATTTTTTTCTATCAGGAACTACTAAAATATTTTTGTTGTCGTTCATTGGCTTGGCTCCATATATCGTGCATGTTTCTCACATGATTATGTGGGATTGATTGTTTGAATAAATCTTCAAAGTAACTAAATTTTTCTACAAATTTTTCTCGGCTTACTAATTCAGAAATTTTAATGTTAAACTTATCGGGATCGCCCTCAAAACCAATCCAAGGCTCTAGCCAAGGTTTGGGTTTTACGTATTGATCAAAAAAGGTATCTAAATCACTTAGTGGAAATTTGTATTGATTATTAAATATGCTGGCATTCTTTTTATTTTCTTCTGTGGCTATCTCTGTTGGTGTATCAAGCAAACTTATGATTGTGCCATCTTTAATTTTATACAATTTACTAAGAGCAAGTTTTTTATAAATTTCTATATCGTCTAATACAATAGTCACAGACTGTGTGTTATTCCAAAATGCTGGAAATTTTGGTTTACACCAAAAATCTACAATGATAGATTTGTTATCCCAACAAGTAAAAAAATATTCACTGGCGTGTGCACCAACCAGCTGATTAAATTCATCAGTGGTTAAATTATTGTTGCGTGGATAACATCTGCTAAAAAATGTAATATCCCATCGGTTGTTCAATTCTCGCGATAACCAACTTTCGCTATTGCCCAAAATAGTTTGTTTAAAATACTCAACAGTTTGATCTGCACCGGTAATCCCGTGCCAATGTGCCACTGAATCAAACAGAAACAAACAATTGCCAATGAATTTACCACCAGACCCTGCAGGATAATTCAATATCATCCATTGGTTGGTGCAATAGTTATTTTTGTGTTCGATCATCTAAAGGTGTTTTTGTTTTATCATCCCACCAATACAAACTTCTATGTGGCGGTTCTCGTGGTACACTATCACTTTGGTAATAAAAAATTCTTATGTTTTGACGAAATGCATGGTCCGGACAGTCAAGCGGCGCTGGGTATCCATGTATCAGTTTGGGATCGTAATCCCATATCAATAACCTATTGGGTTTTGGCACAATGGTATGCAATAGCGTTTCACGAGCAAAATCCCAAAACTCTAATCCGCCTCCCCAAGATTCGTCCCACTCGGGGCTAGTATAAAGTATCGTGCTCAGTGCACGATTTAGTGCTATCTCATCGTTCCAGTTAAAATCAGTATGTAGTTTTAAACTATCATTCTTATATGTTTTACTAATGCCCGCACCAATAAAATGCGGATCGGGTACAAGTTTTTTATGATCGGTTAAATGTTCTAACCAATCCACAAACACACCTGAGTTAAAACAATGTGCCAGTGTTTGTGTCAAAGGAGCATGAGCAAACGACTTACACTCTTTCATGTTGCTGCCATTACGAGTAAATGCGTTCCATAAATGTTCAGGTATATGTGCTGGTTCATGTGCCACAATGTCAAAAAGATTTTGTGGAAGAAAATTGTCTAAAACTATGAAAGGAACAGGATTGCCCGCCTTGTAATCCCAATGATAATCTCGGGGCGAGAGTTTTCGTCTCAAGTCATTGAAAAAGAAGTACAGTTGTTGATGTATATTTGCTTCTTGACCCATTAAGTATTTATTAGACTGGATATACGTTGCAGTATCAATGTTTCTACTTTGTCGCTATTGACCAATTCATAATTGTGTTTTATTTCGGCAACATGATCAAAATAGTAGTCTTGAATAAACTCTTTACCTTGTTTGACTAAATTTATCACATGATCAATCTTATTCAATACAGGCATGTTGTCATAACCGGCAGGAAATAGATCTTCAAACATTTCAAAACCCAGTCCCTTCAAATACGCCAAATGACCACGTGCTGCCAACGCTATGGGAATTTGTCGTGCTATAAATGGTTTGTGACTTTTTTCGGTCATTACAGGCAAATTGATATTTCTAGAATAAGGATATTCCTCACACTCGGATTCGACATATATGTTGCAATAAGCATCGTCAAATGCCGGATGTGGAACATTGACATATCCCGGAAAACCCTTGAATCGTCTAAAGTCCGCTGTTGCGGTTGCATCGGCTTCGTTTTTGGCTCTAATTGGCAATAAGTTTTTATATTGCTCAAAGCCATCGAACTGAAAATCGCTTGTTACACGATTGATAGCATTTTCACTGTCAATTAGATTCTGCGAGAATATGATTTTGTTCAATAGATCGTTCGTGTAAAATTTGTAACCGAGAATGAGTCGATCAATTGAGGCACGATTATTTAGACAACTAAATCCGTAATTTAAATCAACACCTTTTACAACAAACGGGGACGATGATCTGGTACGAAGCCAATACCATCCTGGATATGATACTTCCCATTTGTTGTTTCCATAGTATTGATTGGAGTATCCCATTGTTTGTAAAAATACTTTTTTATCAAACAGTTTTGGGTGATTGAATATTTGTTCACGGTATTGATGGTATCTCCATACATCACCGTTGGATAGCACTACTGTATCGGCAATAATGTTATTGGTGTCTAATAGACACATGATATCTGTTGGAGTTTGGCTGCCAATGCTTATTTCAATCAGCGATTCGGGCAGTATTTTTTTTAACGGCGCCAAGTTCATTGTCTAGTATACCACTTGTAAGCTGAATCTATAATTGTTTCCAAGTCACTGAACAATGGTTCCCAATGCAATTGTCTACGTGCTTTGCCAGCATCGGCATACAACTTTGCCGGATCGCCCAGTCTTCTTGGACCATAGGTTATTTGTTCCATCCGGCCGTACCGAGCCGTAACATAGTTAATGATTTCCAAATTGCTTGTGCCTTGCCCGGTACTGAGATTGTAAACATGTGCACCCATTTGCGGATAGTCGTCCAACATCCAGCTGGCGCCCAGTACATGTGCTCGTGCAATGTCCCATACATGTACATAGTCACGTATGGCAGTATGATCGTCGCTGGGAAAATCAGTACCGTTTAAGGTAAATGCAGTGCCTGCAAGTCGGGCTTCTAATAGTCGTGCCACAATGTGTGTAGCGCCAGGTTCTTGTCCTAGATCAAAGTTAACGGGTTCAGCGCCAGCAGCATTGAAATATCTAAAACACATGCTCTGTAGCGCATAGGCTCCCCAATAGTCACGCAATATCATTTCAGTCATGGCCTTGGTATTGCCATAGGGACTGATGGGGCCGATTCTACTGTCCTCGGTGAGTGGAAGTGTATTGGTTTCGCCATACACACTGGCACTGCTAGAAAACATAAAGGCAGCCGGACTATCTTTAACCACATTCAGCAATTGGATTGTTTTGGCAATGTTGTTGTGATAATATTCGCCTGGATCCTGCATACTGGGACCTACCAGACTAGTGCCGGCACAATGTACTACCACATCGGGTTCGTTCATGCGAATAAAACTAAGAGCTTCTGCACTAGCAAAGTCATTTATAACCCAACCATCTATGTCTCGTAGTGTATGGTCACGTTGCACACGGTCAATGGTGTATACAACGTCGCCATTTTGTTTGAACGCACGAGCCACATGGCTACCAATGTAGCCACATCCACCGGTTACTATAATTTTTCTAGTCATAATTGTTTTTCAAAAGTGCGATCAATTCACATTCTCGATACAAGTCGGTCAAATTGATCATGTCAAAACCACTTTGTAAGTAATAGTCTTTTTTGGCATCAACGGCATGTTGAGTATTTTGTAGTAAACGTTGGCACTCATCCGGGGAAATATTGCGCCACCATACTTGGTAAACTAAACTATTGTACCATGCTTCAAGAAAATTAGTATTTTGATTCACGTGTGTATTTGCGATAGTCTACTGAGTTACGTGCCCACCGGTTGTGTTCCCATTTTTTGTGTCTGTTGTTGCTGGTACCTTCTAAGATATCTACAACACGATCAATAGTACCATCAGTCCACGTACTAATCCGGCCCATGTTGGGACTGGGATTATCTAACAGTGGATATAATTTGTTAATTGCATCGTCTATGCTCCAGGGAACATAGAGTCGGGTATGGTCATTAGCAAAAGTTTCAGGGAAAGACCTATAAGCAGGGTATAGTACGTTACACCCAAGAGTATCTGCTTCACTGACTGTGTTGGAAACCCAATCTTGCAAAGCGCAATTAAAGAGCACCCGAGTGTCATTGAGCAAAGCATAGTAATCATTTTTGTCCAAGTCCTCGTATATAGTGAGTAAGCCACGTTGTTGCAAGTCACGTGTACGTGCCATGTAACTGTCGTTGTTGCTTTTCAACTTAGCACCCGAGAACACACAAAACTCTACACCCAAATGCGGATTACGTCGAGTAAATTCCTCGATAAAGTCCATGTAAAAGTCCGGTTGCTTTTCTTGATCCCAACGTGCCGCAAAGCCCACACGTAGTGCACGTTGTTTAAATGGCTTGAGCTCACCAGGTACTCGTGCACGTACTTCCGCCCGTCTAAATGCCAAGCCGGAAATATTGTATATGGGGGCTTCCCAGCCTGCAATCTTCATGTGCATTACCATTTCTTCATTTGAGGCCAAGACGATGTCGGCAAACGAGTCCACCATTTTTTCGTACAAGCCCATCCATCGAGACATGCCCCATACGTGTACGAAATCGTCAGGATCAATACTTTGAGCAAGACAACGAACAGCAACACGGGGGCGGAAATCAGGGGCAATTTGGTCAAAAATATATGGCAAACTTTCGATACCGGGCTGGAACATGTCTTCAAAGTAAATGACATCTTCAT